TTTGCCGGATCCACGGTGAACGCGAAGGAACTTCCGAAAAGGTCACGACGACGGATCAGGGTAAGGACGTCCCGGCCGAGTTGGGTATCCGGCGGGTCGACCTCGTATCCGAGGCCGCGGTCGTCGGTCGACAGCCGCAGCGTCCCGGCCGAGGTCCGGCCGAGCGGCTGCCCTTCGTGGTCGAAGAAGGCGACGACGTCGAGCTTCCGCTTCGAGAGGACGCGGTCGAAGGCCCCCGGCTGAATGATCTCCCGGAACCCTCCGAGGTCGAGCGAGAACTTCGAGTAGGCGGCGGCGAGGCCGCGGATCTTCGGAGTCTCCGCCTCCCGCTCCTCGACGACCAGGCCGTCGGCGACATCGTCGGCGATCGCCAGGAATCTACGCTCCAGATCCATCGGTGCCTCCTTGCGGTTGCTGCGGCAGTTCCTTTGCCCCGTCTGCTATCTGCTTTGCCAGGGCCTCGGAGATCGTCGGGAATGCGGAGGTGATAATCGCGACCGCCGCCGTCGGGTCGATCGCCCCGGCGGAGATCTGGGCGAGCACATCGAGCAGGGCCGTAACCTGCGCGCCGTTCAATGCAGTCGAGGCCAGTCCGGCTGCGGAGTCGGCGGCGGGCGTCAGCGGATCGGCCGGGGCCGCGTCGGCTGCCGGCTCGTCGGCCGGGGCGTCCGCCGGAATGTCGTTCGCGCCCAGCGGCGCGAAACCGAGCTGCATGTAGGTTTTGTTCGCGGCCTCGTCGTCGAGGATCTCGAGGTCTTCGAGGGCGCGGATCTCGTTGGGCTTGATCGAGCCCATGTTGAAGAGGCTCTGATACAGGGCGGCGCGGGCTGCCGTGTCGCCCCGCAGGAGTCCGCGGTTGTCGAGCTTGCAGTAGACCTCGTCTCCGTAGGTCGACAGGATCGAGCGGTCGATCGCCCCCTCCATCCGGCGCTGCCAGGGCAGGAGGGTAAATACCTGGGCCGATAGGAATTCCTGCTCGACGTTGGAATACTTCGCCATTGCCGCATCGCCGATCAGTGTCGACGGGATGCCGAACGCGCGGGCGATCTCGCCCACGATCGACTGCCGCAGCTCCATAAACTGGGCCGCCTCCCGGCTGGATCCCTCGAGGACGCGGGCCGTGGTCTTCTTCGGAAGGATCGCGGTCTGCCCCTTATTGCGGACCCCGCCGTACATCTCGCGCCACTGCTGCCGCAGCTGGGCGACCGCCGCGTCGGGGATCGCCTCCGTCGTCTCGAGCACTACGTCCGGCCGGGCCGAGTTGTCCCAGTAGGCGGCGGCCGCGATGTCGAGCTTCCGGGCCAGCGTGACGGCCGTCCCGCAGAGCTCGGCCGGAACGAGCCCTGAGTAGCCGTTATCGGACAGCCAGCGGAAATGCAGGATCTCCGACTGCTGGAAGGTGCGAGTCCCGTCCGGACCCCAGTAGTCATACACGAGCGACACTGGCCGGCCGTCTCGGTCTGAGAGTAGCCGCTCCTTCATCCTCGACGGATGGATCGGGATAAGTTGGGTTGCGAAGCCGCGCTCCCCGGGGAGGATCCTCGAATAGCCGGAACCCCACAGGGCCGTATGGTGGGCCATCTGCTCCAGCCATTCGTATTGCGACTGCCAGAAGTTGGGGCTCTTGGAGAGCGTCTTGTGGACGCCGAGATCCCGGGCTTCCTGCCGGCGGCCGTTGCCCATGTTCCGCATTATGTGGATCGGGCAGCTCGCGAGACTCTGGGCGATGAACCGGACGCATGCCAGGATCGCCGTTACCCGGATCGCCGTCTGGGCAGAGATCGCGTCCGGCGATTCGACGAGCCAGCTCCCGCCGAGATCCACCGAGCGCATGGCGTAGGTGTTTTGGGCGGCGGCCTTGCGGGGCCTGGGCGTCGATCGCGTCGGGCGTTTGGTGGCGGACGGCTTGCGGGTCATATCTTGATTAGGTTCCAGTTGTCCGCGCCGGTCTCGTCTGATGTGCTCGCCAGGACTAGGCCGTTCACGAGGGCGACGATCGGGTCGATCTTCTCTGAGCTCTTCACCTTGTCCGGCTTGATTGACCCGGTCGAATCGCTGTAGACGCAAACATGATTAGCGGCCCAGGCTGCCACGGGGTCTCCGCCCGTCCGGAGCTTCCCTTCGACGACCAGCGCCTCGAGCAGCTTCGACGCCGAATTCAGAGTCCCTGTTTTCTGAGAGATAGACTGGACTTCGAGATCGTGCCGCTGAAGTAGGGTCGCGAGGGAGCCCACGTTCCACGGGTCAGCGCCCACGCTTACGATCCGGTGCCGCTCGGAAAACTCCACGATGTCGCGGGCGACCGCCTCATGGTCGAGGCGAGCCCCGTCGGTGACGGTGACGTAGCCTTGCTTGATCCATTGGGAGTATGGGATCCCTTCCCGCTCGCGGTCGGGGATCGTCGCCTCCGGGACCCAATACTTCCACTGCGCGAAGTAGGTCCCGTCGCGCTCCTTAAAGACGAACGCGGCGGCCGTCATGTCGAGGTTGCTCGCCAAGTCGATGCCGACCCAGCAGGGCCGGCCCTCCGTCGGCTCGAGCGGCCCGGCATCGCAGGCGGCCCACTGGCCGGGATCTTTGAACCAGCGGTTGTCTCCCTGGACCCAGACGCCGAGCCGGTAGCGGGCGAACGCTGCCCACTTCCGCGGATTGGTGAGACTATCGGCGTAGTCGCTCGCGAAGTCCTTCTCTGAGATCGTGGTCCCGAGCGACGGATTCGCCTGCCGCCAGACGTTGGGATCGGAGTAGTCGCTGCCCTCCCGGGCCTCGTAGACGCGGCCGAAAAATGTCGGGTTAGCCTCCGGCGTTTTCTCCACGAGCTTCGCGTCTTGATACCACTGCCAGCCAATGCCGTTCCGGTTCTCGCCGGCCGTCGAGATCGCGACGACCAGCGGCGAGGCTCGCGCCGCCCCGGCGTAGGTGAGGGCCTGAACGAGGTCCGGCTTTCGGTGGGCGTGCAGCTCGTCGACGACGACGGCCGAGGCGTCGATACCTTCCGCCCGCCAGGAGTCGGCGGCGAGGCATGTATAGCGCGAGTTGGTTTCCCTGTGGACGATCGTGCTCCGCGAGTCGATCACCTCGAGGGCCTTCGACAGCTGCGGGTTAGCGCGGACCGCCGAGGCTACAGAGCGGTATATGATGCCCGCCTGGATACGATCGACCGCGGCCCCGTAGACGGCGGCCCCCGGCTCCTGGTCGGCGAGCATGTGATAGAGAACCAGGGCAGCCATCATGCTGCTCTTCCCGTTCTTTTTAGAAACGTAGATGGCCGCCCGCCGGTAGCGGCGCAGTCCGTCGGAGTCGACCCAGCCATAGAGCGGCTCGAGGATCTCCTTCTTCTGCCACTCCATGAGCTTCATCGGCTTCCCGGCGAACTTGCGTCCCGAGGTCATGGTGACGAACGACTCGACGAACCGGATCACGCGGTCGGCCCGCTCCTGCTCGAAGGTGTAGCCGGCGACATACTCCGGCCGCCGTTTCCAGGCTGGGCCGGCCGCCCGCTTACGCGGTGCCTTCGATGAAGGCGCGGAGGTCGTCTTTCGTTTCGCCATGCTCGACGCGGATCGCGGTCCTCGAGGAAGGGGTCAATCCAAACTCCCGCTCTATCTGCAGGAGGTCGGCGTGGTATCGGCTGACGAGATTTGCCTCCGGCAGTTGGACGCGGCGGCCGCTGCCGATCTCCGCGGACAGGCCGTTAGCCTTCAGCTCGGCGTAGGCCAGGATGTAGAGCTCCCAGGCAATGCAGTAGCGCTGCAGCGTCACGCGGTCGGCATCGGTGAAGACCTTCATCGCCGCCAGCTGCGGGGCGCGAAGCGTCCACATCTCGAGGGCGTTGCCGTCGAGCATCGGCGGCGCGGCGAGCGATGCCTCGCCCGGCTTCGGCTCGAGCGCGGCGAGCGCCGCGAGATTTTCCTTCCGAGGATTGCCCCGCAGGATTTTCAACGCGGTCGGCTGCGGCTTGCGTCCCATTGGTTGACCTTTGGAAAAGGGGCGAAAAACAGGGTCAAAATTTCGCGGAAACTCGCGCGGAGG